AAGTGATAATATATCTAAAGATATATATAAGAGCTTCGCTCATTTGTCTATGTCTGTAGATGAGTTTAAAAAATTAGAACAGGAATATACTAAACAACAAATAGATGAAACACTTGAGGCAATAGAGAACTTTAAAAATAACACAAAATACAAATCGTTATATTTAACCTGTAAGAACTGGCTTAAGAAATTACCAAAGGAAAATGAGGATAAGTTATTAGCACAAGCAAAGAAGTTAGGATATGTTAAGTAAAGGAATACACACTAAATATCTTTTAGATTATAAACACGGAAGGATTCAACAAGGTTTAGGAATAGATTGCCATTTAGATAAACACATAAGATTTAAACCTAAACAACTAAATATTATTTTAGGACACGATAACGTAGGTAAGTCATATTTCGTCTTTTGGTATTTTTTAACACTTGCACTAAAACACGAACTGAAGTTTTGTTTATGGGCTGGAGAGAATCAATACGGACAGATTATGCGTGACTTGATACAAATGTATGCAGATAGACCGTTTAAAGAATTAGACGACACACAAATAAGAAGCTACGCTACACACCTTGAGCAATATTTTGATTTTATAGACAACTCAAGACTATATACACCAGAGCAGTTATTAGAGGAGTTTAATAAAACTGATGCAGATTGTTGTTTAATAGACCCATTTACAGGATTAAGTAGGCAATACGGTTATGAAGGCAATTATGAGTTCTTAAATATGGCAAGACAATTTGTAAATGAAACAGGTAAAACTATTTACATAAATACTCATCCTACATCTGAGAGCGGAAGGCAAGGAAATTTATTTCCAAAAGGTCATATGTGGGAAGGTCATTTGAAGCCACCAATGGCTGCTTATGTTGAAGGTGGCAAGTCGTTTTTAAACAGATGCGATGATTTTATAACTATCCACAGGCTAACAAAACACGAATCAATGAAATATGTAACTTTGATTAGTGTAGATAAGATTAAGGATAGAGATACAGGAGGAGAGCAAACCTTATTAGAGGATTATATTTTCTGTGATTTTAATAGTGGTTTAGGTTTTGAGTTATATGGTGTTAATCCTTTAAATAAATTAAGATGAATAGTTTAGATATTTTAAAAGCAAAAGTAAACCTACAAACAACTATTATAAAATTCACTAATAGTATTGAAGAGTTACAAAGTAAACACCCAGAACGTAAAGACTTAATAGATTCTATGTTAGAAAGTTTAGAAGATGTTAGCCAATTTCAATCCGTTTTTATGCAGTTTGAAGATGAATACTTGCTAGAATGCAAAGCTAACCTACGTCTTCAAATGGTTATAGCTGACCTTAAACAAGAAATATTGACGTTACAAGAAGAAATAAAAGACTTAAAGACGGAACTATAAATGCCACGTTGTAAAAACTGCAAAGAAAAGTTTGAAGCTAAACACTTCAATCAAAAGTATTGCTTTAAAAGTGAATGTGTACAGGTATGGGTAGAAACGGCAAAAGTAAAGAACTGGAAGAAAGAAAAGAAACGTTTAAAAGACGAATTAGAAACCGTGCAAAGTCTTACTAAAAAAGCACAAAGATACTTTAATGCATATATTCGTGAACGTGACAAGAACAAACTATGTGTAAGCTGCGATAAACCTTTAGGTTCAAAGTATGACGCTGGACACTATTTTAGTACAAGTCACAAGAACGTAACCTTTAACGAAAAGAACGTACACGGTCAATGCGTAGCCTGTAACCAACATAAACACGGAAACTTACTGAACTATCAAATAGGTATAGAAAAACGAATAGGAGGAGATGAGTTAATAAAATTACATGAAGAGGCTCATAAAGTAAGAAAGTACACACGCGAAGAATTAAACGAAATAATCGAACTATACAAACAAAAAATAAAAGATGTCAGAGGGACTAATAAGAAATAAAGAACAGGTAAAACAGGCTATTGATTTTGTAGGCACAGAATGGAAAGACATTCACCCAAGCGATATAGATGCGGTTCTGGAGTTTGACAATGAACATTTAATCCTGTTTGAAATAAAGCGAAAAGGTCATAGCATTCGTAAAGGACAAAGGTTACTACTCAAAAGAATAGTTGATTGTTGGCAACGTAAAGGCAAAGCAATCATATTAAAAGGCGAACATCAATGCAATGATACAGAAACGATAATACTACAAGATTGTGAATTAACTGCCTTGTATTATGACGGATTTTGGAGAAAGCCAGACTATCAATTAAGCATTGGAAAGGCTATGAATCTATTAGGTAAACATTGGGGAATAAAAAAAATATTAAAATAATTTCATTTTTTTCTTGTTAATACAAAATAAAGTGTTATATTTGTGTATACAAATTAATTAACACTTAAAAAAAACAAAATGAATTATTTAGATTTCGTAGTAATAATAGTAAGAGAAAACATTAAACTAACAAAAGACCAAATGCAGTTTGCTTATATTGTTGGATTTCAAGCAATGGGGATGAATCCTATTGAGGCGGCTAATATGTCATTAGAATTAGATAAAATGTAAAAACAAACAGGGGGTGTAAAAACCCCCTTTAATTAAATAAATGTTATGAAAGACAACACACTATTCAAAAGACTGGCGAAAATCCAGCAAGAGTTAAAAGCGCCAAAGAATCAATTTAACAAATTTGGCAATTATAAATATCGTTCCTGTGAGGATATTATGGAAGCCGTTAAGCCACATTTAAACGGATTAGTTTTAAGCTTATCTGATGAGGTAAAAGAGGCTGCTGGTTATATGTATGTAGAGGCAACGGCAATGATTACAGACGGCGATAAAGTGCAGATAGTAAAGGCACAAGCTGGTATTGACCCAAATCGTAAAGGAATGGATATATCACAGGCATTCGGAAGCAGTAGTTCTTATGCTCGGAAGTATGCTTTGAACGGCTTATTTTTGATTGATGACACTAAAGATAGTGACGCTACCAATAAGCACGATAAAAACGAATCAAAGCCAAAGATATCTAATGACAGATTTAAGGAGGCTTTAGTTGCTATTGACGATAAGCGATACACTATAGACAGGCTCAAAAGAGAATGGGCATTAACACCAGCACAATTAAAACAACTGTAATATGTTAAAGATTAGATGTAGTGCTATTGGTAAGATTATGACAAATAGCCGAAGCAAGTCTGAAGTATTGAGTAAGACTTGCAAGACCTACTTACAGGAGTTAGCTATAGAAGAAATGTATGGCATTAAGAAAGAATTTTCAAGCCGTTACACGGATAAAGGCATAGAGGTCGAAAGAACTTCTATAGACCTTGTTCAAGACAATTGTGACTTTGGTTTTATGTACAAGAACGAAGAACACTTTGAGAATGATTACTTGACAGGTACGCCAGACGTAAACACGGATAACATACTTTTAGATGTGAAGTCAAGCTACGATGCAAGTACATTTCCATTCTTTTCGGAGGATATACCTAATAAAGATTATTATTATCAATTACAGGGCTATATGGCTTTAACAGGTAAGCGTAAATCAGTTCTTGCATATTGTTTAGTAAACACACCATATCAGATTGTAGAGGACGAAGTAAGGAGAGCGCATTGGAAAGAACACCTAATAGACGAAAACGAAGAACTACGAGCAGACGTAGAAGCAAGACACAACTTTGACCATATACCACCAGAAAAACGAATAAAAACTTTCGAAGTAAGATATGAAAAAGATGTAGTAAAAGCTATATACGATAGAGTAAAAGAATGCAGAGAGTATTATAAAACACTAATAAATGGGCAGACGTAAATTATCAGACACAGAGAAGAGAAATGAATTGATTGTTGTAAGAACAACAAGAAAAGAAAAGCTAATAATAAAGGCACTCGCTAAAAAAAATGAAATGAAAGTTAGTGAGTATATTCTCAAGAAAGTAAAAACAAATAATGTAAAATTGTTTAATCAATAATATGAAGGTACTGGAAGGCAAGGAAAGATATAAGATACTTGGGCAGCTACTCGAACACGCAAGGCAAGACTATCATACATCAATTAAGCAATTTGGTCGCTCATTTCATCAGAATATGACAGAAAAAGAGTATATGACCCAAGCAGTAAATGATGACTTTTATAATAGTGCAGTATTTATAAAATATGAATACAAAGGCAAAATATATATAATGTGGTTGGATGAGGAAGATATAGGGATATCGAGAGAGCATATATTAGCAGATATACAGGCACTAACATATGAAGTAGACAAAGATTTAAATATAATAAACCCTTAATTTATGGAACAGAAAAACAACACAGGAGCAATCTTTAAGAACGACTACAAAAAGACGGAAGCACAACCAGATTACAAAGGTAAAGCTTTAATCGACGGAGTAGAAAAAGAAATAGCCTTATGGGTAAACGAATCCAAGAACGGAAAGAAATACTTTAGCGCAGCTTTTAGCGCACCTTATCAAGCAGAAGTAGAACAAGGTGGTATTGATGCCGACAATAAGGCAAAAGAAGCTATGAGGTCACAATCTGACGACCTACCTTTTTAAGTAGCAGTTAATTTGTTAAGGAAGCCTTCAGAAATGGAGGCTTTTTTTATTATATTTGTAATGGTTTTTATTACCTTTCAAGGTATTGAATTTTATGTTTTAAAAATAGCCACCTATTTAGCCAAGTGAGTAGGTGGTTTTTTTATTCACAACTATTTGTTTAAAACTTCGTCTTGATAGTGTTAAAAAATAATCACTACATTTGTTTAGATACTAATCAATGAAATGGCTAAAACAAGTCGCTGAATATCACGAGGACTATTTGAGGATAGTTAGAAGTTTAGGCGAAGATGTTTACGCAGAGGATATAGTACAGGAGATGTATTTAAGGCTGCATAAATATGGAGATTTAAGCAGAATCATACAGAAAGACGGACAAGTAAACATCAACTACATTAGATGCGTATTATACAATATTTACAAGAGCTTGTATATGGAAAGACAGAAACATCACAAAGTAGATTTAAACGAAGCTAAACACCTTACTGTTGAATACGATTACATATCTAAAAAGGAAGCAGAATATTTATTAGAAGCCAGACTATCCGAAGAAATGAGGACTTGGCATTGGTATGACGAAATGCTATTTAAGTATTATAGAGATAATGAATGGAGCTTTAGGAAGGCATCTAAAGAAACCAAGATAGGAACTAAAAGCATATTCACAACCATAAAATACTGCAAAGATAGATTAAGAGAAAATTGTGCAGAGGATTATGAAGATTATATAAACGAAGATTACGAAAAAATATAGCTATGGAGAAAAACACGGAATACTACGAATCTTTAGACAAAAGAACTAAAGAGTACAAAGAATGGAAAGCCGACCAAGAGAGTGAAGGTTTAGGCGATACTATTGAAAAGATAACAGAAGCCACAGGCATCAAGAAAATGGTTAAATGGTTAGCTGGTGAAGATTGTGGGTGTGATGAGCGTAGAGAGGCTTTAAATAAGGTGTGGCGCTACAGAAAGACGAACTGCCTAACAGAAAGCGAATATGAATGGCTAACAGACTTCTTTAATCAAGGAGGAACATATAGACCAAGCGGAAAAAGAAAACTCTTTGAAATTTACAATAGAGTATTCAACGCAAAGCAAGGAGATACTAATTGTAAATCCTGTATTAGAGATATAGTAAATAAAATGAGAAGGGTTTACGACACTTATAATGATTAAGATAGTAGGACACCCAATAAGACACAAGGAAAGAATCAGAGAAATACAGGCAAGGTTTTTAGATTCTGGAGAGGATGTTGAAGTACACTATGAAAACACGAACCACATTTTGATAGTAAACAACAATGAAAAAACAATAGATACTAACAACACCGAAACAACACGGAAAAATGGCGAATGAAGAAAACTTATTACCACAATGGGAAAAAGGGCAAAGTGGAAATCCTAAAGGCAGACCTAAAGGAAGCAAGAACAGAAGCTCTGTTGCGCGTAAATGGTTAGCGTTAGAACAGAACAAAAACAATCCAATAACTGACGTAGAAGAAACTCTATCTCAAGAGGACTTAATGACATTAGCACTAATTAAAAAAGCTCGTGAAGGAGATGCAACGGCTTACCAAAAGTTATTAGATAGTGCTTACGGTGCGCC